CAGCGGATCACCTTGAGTTCTAAGTCGTTCCAGCTCATACAATCTCTCTTAAATAGTCCTCTGTTACGCACTGGCTGATGCACTCAAGTTTTTGTTGCGCTACTTGAAGTGCGAATCGCAGGTCATCGATTTCTTCTTGCATGCGCTCCTGAATCATCGTGTTACTGACGATTCCTTCGTGAATGTCGCAGCGTTCAACCCATGTTGGAATGTGCTGACGAGCGACGCGTTTTTGTTTTGCTTTCATTCCTAACACTCCGCTTTAGCGATGGCGGCCCTGGCACTGCGTATCGCATCGGTCGATTCGTGCTTTTGGCGTATTGCGCCTTCCAGGTCGCCAAACTCTTGCGTGGTCGGTCCCCATTCTTGATATATCGTGTGCCAGTCTCTTTCCATTGCGACCAGTGCCTGCTTGAGAACATCAAGCAACTCAGGGCCACTGTCAGTTTCCATATTCAATGGCCCAGTAATTTCAAGAATGTCTCCGGGGTAAAGCTGGATTCTTTTGCGATCACTCATTCCTTCCGCTCCGCCGCTCATGCTCGCACCTCAGCATTAAACGGCGAATTAGGCGCCCACTCAGCTGCCCATATGTCGCCCTTAGACAATTCGCTGATGACAATGTCCGCCACGTCAATGCAGCGTTGGCGAGCCCTAAAAACATCAGGATCTACACCAACCGGAGCGCTCGGAAGATCAAACGGCAATTCACGCTTCAGATACTCTAGATAGATCGCGTATTGATCCGTATCGTATTTGAGAGGATTCCAGACTGGACGCAGTCTAAAAGAAGACCAGTTCGGCAGTTCGATCGGTCCATCGCCTTCGACAACCAACCCAATTCCTTCGCAATAAGTGCCAGATTCAATGCCGACAAAAAACGCAGTCATCTCAATTAGTTCTCGGTCTGTGAACGCGTCAGACCCGCGCCATGTTTTTGCCAAGCTCATTCTTTCTCTCCTTCCATCATCGCGCCCGGTTCATACACGTTCAGGCGCTTTAGCAGTCGCATGCAATGGTCTTTCCAAAATTTGGAAACAATGGCTTGCCCCTGCGAGACGATCTCTAAATCAAAACAAGCCGACCTAAGCTCGCTTATCTCGGCAAGCATGCACTCTCTGACAAGCTCTTCCGACCATTTGCAACCATCGTCCAAACGCTCTTTGAGCCTGTCAGTGTTGCTGTCAATAGTGTGATGTCTCACGTAGTCCTCGCTGTGCGTATGTTGCTGGATGTAAAGCATTCTATCACACTCGCACAGCAAATCAACACAAAAGAGCACGCTAGAACGGAATGTCGTCGTCCATGTCTGCTATATCCGGCGACTTGCTTTGAACTTTCGACGGTGCCGATTGGTCAGAGAGCGACTTGCTAAGTAACTTCAATGCGTCGGCGCGAATCTCTGTGATGTACTTTTCCACGCCTTCTTTGTCTTGATACTTTTTGTGCATGATCTTGCCACTCACATAGACAAGAGTCCCTTTTCTTACAAACTGCTGGGCAATTTCTGCCAATTTCCCAAAGAGCACGATCCGATGCCATTCTGTGGCCTCGCGCTTTTCGCCCGTTACTTTGTCCTTCCACTTCTCCGTGGTAGCGATTGATAGCGCCACTACGGGGTCACCGTTTTGCAGCGCACGCACATCAGGCTCGCGTCCGACGTGTCCAATAATTTGCGCTTGATTTAGCATGTGATACCTCTCGTGTTAAGAAATTCGACTGTTTTAGACACGTCGTCTAGGAATGTGACGACCGCCTCGGTGTATTGATCAATCAAAGACTGATTGCGCTCTACTCTGATAATCTCAAGCATTAAGTGATCTGGAAGCCGAGGGTCGAAGCTCACAAAGTCAACCCAGGCCCGGCCAGTGCATGCCATTTGCCATTGCATCTGAGGTATGTATTTCGACGGCGCTTTTTTGCTTGCCAGCGTCTCAATGTGCGTCTTTGTCTCCGGGCATTTGATCTCAAGTAACCCGTCATCTCCCACAAAGCCATCAGGACTTGCGCCAGCCATTGAGATGGTCGGATGGTCAACAAAGCCGACCTCTGTCACGATTAGCCCGGTCTGAATCTCATATGCTGACCTGGCCATCGGCTCGCAGTCGACGCCCCACTGCATAGCGGATGACGTAAAGCCTGGCGTATTTTTGCCTGTCAGGCGCTCGGCAACTAGCTCAATGCGGTAGTTGGCCCTCGCGGCCGCCTCGCCGATTTTGATTGTTGCCAGCACATCAGATAACCGGCTTGCAGTAACTTTGCCTAGCCTGGCCGAGTACCACTGTTCGGTGCGCTGATCCATCACTCAGCCGACTTTTGTGCAGCAGCTTTCAAAGATGCGCCGTGCTTTTGCCAAAACGCTGCCTTTTCAGGGCTCTTGGCGATCTTTCCGAAAGCCGCTGCTAGTGTTTCCTGGCCATCCAAAGCAGCTTCCCGCAAGCCCGGAAGGTGCTCAGCCTCGTATGATTCCATGTCGACAACCGGCGCGCGCTGCACTACATGCGTCACTGCGTCGGCATCGTTATCGCCCTCTGTCGGGATGCAGAAAGTTTGAAAGGCCGCGTATTTGTAAGCCGCGGACATTGCCTTATTTGTGGCCTTGTCCGCGCTGTCCATCGCCTCGCCGTAAGTCTTGACAGTGTGCTTGCTGCCGTCATGACTAGACACAAAGTCAAACTCAGCCTCGACTACGACCGAAAACAACGCCCCGCCTTTAGCACTAGACCGCTCGGTCAGTTCGCGCGACAAGATACGCGGCAGGATCACTAGTCCATGTTTGGCCATGACTGGGGCCAGCGCGTTATAAACGTCATCGATGCCGCGGAATGAGTAGCCTTGCTGCTGATTTTTTCGGCTCTTGCTAATGCCATCTTGAGCGATCTCAGCTGATACGGATGCGATTAGCTGGTAAACGGTCTTTGCCATGCTTGCCTCATTTTGTGGTGTTTTGTGAGTATACGACATTAGACGCCGCAACGCAAACGATCTTTACAACTTGTGCCCTATCCGTTATAGTGCGATTGTCAAAAAATGGGGCAAGTTATGGACCAAGATAAGCAACTAGAAGAGACGGCAATTAAACGAGCAGTCAGGATTGCAGGAGGCGCATCTAACCTTGCCAGGATGATGACGATTTACGGCCCAGATGGGCTTTCCCGCATGACTGTGTGCCTCTGGTCCAAGCCGGGTCGTAGGGTGCCAGCGGAATACTGTCCTGACATTGAGCGACTCACCGGAGTGGCTTGCGAGGAATTGCGCCCGGATGTCAATTGGGGCTATTTGCGTGGTACGCGGCGAAGAATTCGGTCTAGCAAAGTAGACAGAACTAGCGTATAGTGTAGGCGGCGCCGTGAGAAGCGCAAAAGGCTGGTATCCATGAAAGTCTCCATTGGGGACGGTCTTAGATACCGTTTTCATCACTCTATGAGTGCGCCGGCCCGGTAATTCTCACACTAGGGCCGTCCACCAATGGGGGCTTTCATGCCATGTAGATTGATCCGCGATGACATGCTCGAGAGCGAGCGTGTACTAGCTCTGCCAGTCGAAGCTCGCTGGTTGTACGTCACCATCCTGCTATCAGCCGACGACATTGGACTGTTCGAGGCCACTGCGTTTAAGTTGGCCAGGCGTTCCGACATCAAAAGAGAGACTGGAGAGCGGCTGCTAACGATGCTGGCCGACTCCGATTTAGTCCGCCTGTATGAAGTCAACGGCAAGCGTTACGGATTCATTCCAAGATTCCGCCAGCGCATTCAAATTAAGAACCTAAAGCACCCGGCCCCGCCTGATGCTCTAATGTGTGACGATGCAGACGCACTCAATAAAATCAAGAACTTAGCATCAAAAACAACCGTTGGACAACCGTTGGATAACAGCTGCGCAACTGTTGGCCAACCGTCTGAAGCGAAAGCGAAACTAGAAGCGAAAGAAGAACAAAAAGAAGAGACAGAAAAGACAAAACAACGCGCTACGCGCTTGCAGGCTGTCGCCTGCCCTGCTGGTGTCGATCCGCAGGTTTGGGCTGACTGGCTCCAGCTTCGCAAGGCAAAGAAGGCTCCGGTTACGCAATCGGCACTTGATCGCATTGAGCGAGAGGCAGTGCATGCCGGAATGAGCTTGCAAGACGCGCTGGCGCACAGCTGCATGCGAGGTTGGGCTGGGTTTAAGGCGGAGTGGATGCAGTCTGCGCAGCACTCCACTGCAAAGCCATATTCCCCGGAGCACAAGTACGCCGCTGCGGGCAGGGCACTGTTCGACGGAGTTTTCGATGATTGACTCCCGCACCCTAGTGGCTCAGGCCGCCCAATCTGCGAGCACGCCTACAGAGCCGAAGCAGACCAGCGAAATGATCCGCAAGCTGTTTTTGCTGATGCACGGCGCTTACGGCAATGCGTTCATGTCCAAGTTTTCGACCGGCGAAAAGGACGCACGAGGTAAGGACAAAGGCATTCGCGCTGCGATGCTTGTTTGGGATGCAAAGCTGGCTGCATACCCGGCGCAGACAGTCGAGCGGGCTGTCTCCAAGCTGCAAGAGCACTTTCAGACCTTCCCGCCCGGGCTATTCGAGTTCGAAGAGCTTTGCAAATCGCTTTTGCCTCCGAAGGTCGTCACGTTCGACGATTACCCAAAATTGCCTCCGCCGAAGGACGTTAGCAACGTGCAAGTGACCAAAGTCGGCGACAACCGCGACTGGGCGCGCAAGATCATTGCCAAGCACGAAGCTGGCGGACGGATAAGCCAGGCGTGCCTCGACATTGCGCGGAGCGCATTGCGCACTCGGTACGGTGACGAGCCATGACCTGCCAGCAATGCACGCAAGGAGGTGGCATGTACCGCCTGGAATGCCTGGAGTGCTGCGCTCGCCTAGTCATGTCTGCCCGCCCAAGCAAGCCAAGAGCCGGAGGAATGCTGGCAGCGATTGCGCGGTACCAAGGGGCCCCAGATCGCGACAAAATCACCGAGCGAGTCGCAGAGCTTTGCGCGAATGCCTCTAAAACGCGTTTAAACCCACCTAGCGGGGCACGGAATGAGTGAGGCGAGGATCTATGTCATGTCGCACTCCGAAGCCCGTCAAAGGGCTTTAAACGCGGTCTCTGAATCCCCGGATGGATACCGGGTCAAGATCGAGCCGCCCAAGCGCTCGCTTGATCAGAACGCAAAATTTCATGCGTTGTGCTCTGACCTTGCTCGGCAGTGCGTTGAGTGGGCGGGGATGCCGAGGACGGCCGACGAGTGGAAGGTGCTGCTGGTGTCTGGCCATGCAGCGGCTACAGGGCTTGGGGCCGAGTTAGTGCGTGGCCTGGAGGGCGAGTTCGTGATGCTGCGTGAGAGTACGGCGGCGATGAGTAAAGCCAGGGGGTCAAGCCTCATTGAGTACGCGATGGCGTGGTGCGCTCAGAACAACGTCAAATTATCTGGGGGTTTTAATGATTGACGATGAAGATAAAGCATTAAAGCCGCCCAAAATGGTAAAATGCAAGGCATGCGGCACGTTATTTATTCGCATGCGTCCGATGCAAAAAGCGTGCAGTGTTTCGTGCGCCGTCGATCTTTCAAAAATCAGCGCAACAAAAGCGGAGGCCAAGCAGAAAAAAGCCGAGCGCAGGCAGGATAAGGCAAAGCTAGATGCAATGCGCACGTTTCCGCAGCTAGTAAAGGTTGCGCAGTCGGCATTTAATGCTTACGTGAGAGCGCGTGATTCAGGGAAGGGCTGTATTTCCTGTGGGAATCAGTTGCCTATTGATGCCATTGGCGGGGCGTTTGATTGTGGCCACTACCGCTCTGTAGGCTCTGCACCTCACCTTAGGTTTGACGAGCGTAATGCTCATGGTCAGTGCAAGCACTGCAACCGGTATTTGTCTGGCAATCACGTTGAGTATCGCAAGGGATTGATTGCCAGAATTGGGCAGGAAAATTTAGAGTTCCTGGAGTGTGACCAAGAGGTCAGAAAGTACTCAAAAAATGAGTTAATGGCCCTGGCTGATGACTACAGACGCAGGGCCAGAGAGGTTAAACGACAGGGAAGTCAAGAGGTGGGAACGGTGGGCGGCTATCTATAACTATGACGTTTCCAGCCCTTGCAAGCATTTCCTCATATGCGTCGGCATTGAACACTACAAACTTCCCGTCAGCGCTGAATTTTGCGAGGTCATCCAGTTCGGCAAGAAGGCGATTGAGTCGTATTTTTGGGTCTTGCATGTAAGACTCCTTGTCAAGCAATAATTAAAATTGGTTTACATCACAGAGTAATGCGAGATTTTCCAATCCAGGTCGCGCAGATTGCCGGCGGCATCAACTGCGGCGGGGTACTGGTAGTAGCGCACAGTGAGGCCCAGACCGTTGGCTGATACGGTTGTTGTCGAAAATTCTACGAGTCCGTCAGGTATGTGATCAATAAGTTCCGCGCTTGCTTTTTCGACGCGCTCGACCGCTTCGATACCGTAGAGGGCGATAGCGTGGTCACGTGTAAGAATTTGCTCTTCGAGCAGGTGGTTAAGGTCGTCTTGGTCTTGCATGGCTAGTGCCTCGCAAACGTGCGGCCCACATGGAGCCGCACAGGTTGATCGTTATCGGCTAGTAGTCTTCACGCTAAACACTGCCGTCACCTTGGTGCGACTGGCAATCAGATCGGCTGGCACGTTTGCTGCCTTGGCAAGCGATACCCAATCAACCGTTTTGCGGTTCGATTCGATGACAGTAGAGCGGAACAAAGCACCATCAAACACTGATGCACCGCCAGACGTAGCCTCATCCTTCATTGCCTCTTTGATTGCATCGGCTTGCTTGGCCAGCAGGTCAATCTCTGCAAGCAATTGGCCCAGTTGATCAGCTTTCGAGATTACGAGATCAGAGAGGTTCGACATTTGAGGCTCCTTGGTGTCTCCGGTTCCGCCGGGTCGGTGCGTTACTGCATGTAAAGAAGTATAGACACA